AGTGCAATCATGGCATTATACATGTCAGTTGCTGTAATCTCTTTACGGCTTAATAACGATGCAATCTTGGCAGCTTCCTGCATACCTTCTTGCATTGGGCCATATTGACGGGCCTTCTCTTCAGATCTCTTGTAGATGATCTCGTTTGCTTGTTCTAGAATATTCATGGTATAAATATAAAAAAGAATTGATAAATAGTAAAATCAAAGTCCTAAGTATCTAGCAATGTCTGTTTTGTCACCCCACTCTCTTTGAGAATCTACGTCACTTGGCTTAATTGTTGGCTTGGGCATATTTCTAGCAACATTCCAGAACCAATCTCCAGAGTTACCATAACGTTTCATATAGTCCCAACCTTTTGCATCGTATGTTTTAATACAATCAAATGGAGTGTCAATATCACAGTCTTTTAAGAACTCTTTATGGTATGCATAGAATTTAGCTCTTCCTAATTCACCTGGTTGTACATTTCTTGCAACTGCTACAGCATTAAACTTTGTATTAGGTAGTGCAATTTGAAGTGTTCTAGATAGAACTCCGGTTGAAAATACAGACCACATAGTATCTATATCCAAATTCTTAAATGCTTCATGGAATATCTTTACGCCTCCTGCAACTACTTGTTCATGCTTAAGACCGAACGGAAGATACTTAGCGCCAATCTTTTGAGCAAAGTCTTTTGCCCATCCATTAATGGTAGGCATAGCCGGCGTCTTTAAGAATATTGGGGTTGCACCATCTTCAATAACACGTAGCTGATGTTCAGATGCTTCTTTAGATGCTGGCATAAATAAGATCAACTTCTTATTATACTTCTTTGCAAGATAGGTTAATGAGTATGGAGCATATCCTGTTCTTGGTGCAACATACACGAGAGTGTCTTCTTTTACTTGACTAATCATAAAATCTCCCATCTTAGCTTTAGTACCGTATTGGAACTCTCCGTCGTCTATGACTGTGTTGCCATCGATTTGCTTAATGATAAAATCAAAATCAGGCTTGTAGTCTTTTGTCATTTCAAGATAGTAGTTTAAATCTCTACCATCTGACATATCTAAATTAGATTGGTCTGTTGCTTTGTTTACGAACATAACTATTTGAGTTTAGTTGCGAAGTCATAATATTTGTCATGACCCCATGTTTGTTTAAGGATTGTATTGTTCTTCATCCTACGACCATTGTTTTTAATTACATGATCTTCTGATTGATATTCTTGAAAATAACGAACTACGTCACAAGCTCTACTATCTTCACAATCAATTGGGTTTAAGTTGTATCTATTAGACAAGAATTGTAGTACTTCATTAATGTACTCAAACTCTTTTACTTTAGGACTAACCTTAGGAAAAATAGCTTTAATACATCTTACTGCATTTGTTCCTGCATATACCCAACCTTTTGGATTAACATAGCCAGGAAAATATTCACCTAAGTCTGCAGCAAATGCTGTTAGTACAAAATTCTGCTTTTTAAATCCTACGCTATTAAGATACTCATTACCAATATCTGTTACTTGATAGATGTCAAGCTTCTTTTTTGTTACAGCATTAAATATATGTCTAACTAATCCTTCAGAGTGTTCAAGAATAAACTTTCTTAAGTGACCTCTAGTCTCACCTTCAAATGTAAATTGAGGAAGTAAATAACCTTTATTATCTGTAAATGGCGTGATGCGGTTATAGAGGTCCTGCTTCCATTCTGGCCATGTATATTTTTCTTTCAATATAGAATTCACGATCCAAAAGTTACCAAAGCCATGCGTCCCTAATATGTCCTTGATATGATCTGTCTTATATCTTGGTACATAATTAATACCAGAACCACAAAGCCTAAACAAATAGAATAGCATAAACCAATCAAACTCATCATTAATATCATGATGGGTAAAGTGGTGGCCCATTTTTCTTAAGTCGTCTTCTTTATACCATACAGCTTCAGTGAATGCACAGAATGCTGCAAATCTACGATGCGCTGTATCGTAAATAGGTACATGATAGATTAGATCATCATTAACATCTGCGTATAGATCTCCTTCGTAAGGGAGTTTAAGACTACCATGTTGCTGCATTAAAAGACTACGCTTATCGTATTCATCTAATGCTTCTAATAGCTTTTCGTTAATTATAAATTTTTGCATTATTTTATAAATTGATCTGAGAACATATAATATTTAGGCTTTAGGTGTACTGACTGTTTAGGTTCCATATACTCAAACATCTTCATACCATCTTCATCTATCCATTCATCTGGCCACTGAATAGTTTTAAGACCTGAGTTATTCATAATTCTATTTGCGGCATCTCTTAAATTGGTCCTTTCTTGTCTTGTGCCAAAATAAGGTTGTTTAAGATATAAACCTGTACCAGGTAATTTACGACTTTCGTGCTCAACCGGTAATAAATTAACTAGAGTAGCATTATTTAGTTTCTTTGCAAACTCTATATATCTTCTAAATAAATCTCCTACTGCCGCTCTTGGATTTTCTTGCCTCATTAAATGAAAGCGAAGATCAATATTGCCAAAGTATAAAACTACTTCATCATATTTACTGTTCCACTCTTCAACTAAAGAATCAGCATCTTTTAAGAATCCATATAATGTTTTACCATCAGTTCTATCTAAACCAAAACCAGGCCTCCACACACTAAGAGAGTGTGAATCACCTCTTACTAACTTTCTTGTATCATTACTATAATTCTTGGCATAGTTAATACAATTGATTGCAGGAAATTGATGGTCTAATCCAAACCTTTTATTGAACACATTAAGATCAATAGGAACATTTATAGCTATAGGAAGACCTGTATATTTAGCCATAGCTTCTAGCTTAGCTCTATGTTCAGGTTGTGGCCCACCAATAAAGTTGAATATGTTCTCTTGATAGTTTACACCTTCTAAAATGTATAGTCTTTCATACTCATTCCATGTAGATGGATCTGGATTAATCGTTAATCCTTCTGGATGATAACTGTTTAGTATGTTTGTCATAACGTGATAATAGCCTCCACCGTGATGGCTTTGGCTATTACCTACATTATTTAGCATACCTACTACGGCTGCTTTCATAACTTATTTTTTTTATTATTACATCATTCCCATACCCATCATTGGGTCGGCTTTCTCATCTTTTTCTTTCTTTTCAAAGACGATAGATTCGGTTGTCAATACTGTTCCTGCTACAGAACTTGCATTCTTAAGTGCAGTGATAACAACTTTTGCTGGATCAATAATGCCTGCTTCAAATGCATTGACCATCTTGTGATTCTTTGCATCATAGATTTTATTCTCTACTAATTCACTAGGGGTATATTCCCACCAATTCTCAACACCTGCATTAGAAAGGATCTTGATAAATGGTGCTTGCAAAGCTTTGAGAACAATATCTCTAGCAATAGACACATTAGTGTTACTCTCTGCTCTATGATTAAGTGCAACTCTATAAAGCGTGGCACCTCCACCTGGTACGATACCATCTTCTAGTGCAGCTTTAGTTGCAAACAAAGCATCTTCAAGCCTGTCTTTCTTTTCTTTAATCTCAATATCACTGTTACCACCAACATTGATGATAGCTACGCCTCCTATAAGTTTACCAAGTCTTTCTTGCAACTTTTCTTTCTCATAGAATGAACTAGCCTTTTCAATTTGATCTTGAATCTCTTTAGCTCTAGCTTCAATTGCTTCAGTTGAACCTTTACCGTCTACAATAGTTGTCTCTTCTTTAGAGATAGTAGATAGTCTAGCAGTACCTAAGAATTGTCCCAATTGCTGAGTAGTGATCTTATCAAGCTTATGGCCTTTATCTTTAGAGATAACTTGTCCACCAGTCAAGATAGCAATATCTTCAAGGATCAAAGTCTTACGCTCACCAAAGTCTGGCGCTTTTACTGCACATACTTGTACAATACCACGCATCTTATTTACAATTAATGTTGCCAAAGCTTCATCACCAATATCTTCAGCGATAATCAACAAAGATCTATTCTCAGAATTAGCCTTAGTCAATACTTGAAGAAGCTCTTGTGCAGTTGAAATACGACCATCGTAAATGAATATGTATGGATTGTCAAGAGTTGCTTGCATTGTAGTGTTGTTAGTTACAAAGTAAGGTGACTTGTAACCACGATCAAACTGCATACCTTCAACAACTTCAAGAGAAGTTTCACCAGTCTTAGACTCTTCAATAGTAACTACTCCTTCACGACCTACTTTTTCAATAGCGGTCGCTATCAGGTTACCAACTTCCGAATCGTTGTTACCTGATATAGTTGCGACCTGCTTGATTTGTTCTTCTGAAGATACATCGACTGCCAGCTTTTTTACTTCGTCAATAACTTCTGCTATAATATTGTCGATCTCTTTTTTAATCTCAACAGCATTAACTCCTTGCCTAATCTCTTTAAGACCTTGCTTAACCATTTCAGTTGCAATCAATGTAGATGTAGTTGTACCATCACCTGCTTCATTAGCACTTTTAATACTAACTTGCTTAACAAGTTGCGCACCAATATCTTCAATATCGTCTTCCAATTTATGGAATGCTTTAGCAACAGTTACACCGTCTTTAGTTACTTTAACTTCACCTGATTGTTCACGAATCAAAACAGTACGACCGCCAGGTCCTAATGTTGATGAAACTGAAGTATTTAGCTTTTCTATACCGGACAGAAGCTTTTCTTTAAGCTCTGTACCAAAAACATTTTTAGTTGTACTCATAGTTTATTTTATTCAATTACTGCAAATATGTCTGATTCTTTACAAATGTAGAAGTCTTCACCATCGATAACGATTCTTTGTGAACCCAATTTAGGGATTAATACAATCTCGCCTTCTTCTAAGGTTGAAATTACTAGCTTATCTGTGTTGTAGTTATATACATCTGATGTAGCAACTACTATTCCCATTTCAGGCCTTTCTTTACCTAAATCAGGAATAATAATATTACCAAATGTTTCTTCTTCCGATTCTACAGGCTTTAGTACAACAAAGCCATTTAGTGGGGTTATTTTTTTCATGATACTAATTTACAATTTCTAATTCATTTATTTTAATACAAAAATAGAGTAACGCATCTTTTTTAAAGACGGCATCTACTCCAAACCAAAGTTTAAGTGCATCTAAATCTTTACCATGCATCCATTCTTCGGTGAATGTACGCTTGATTTGAAATAGATCTCCATTAATGTTGATGAAATTCTTACAAAGTGAAAACATAACTGGTTGTAGGTAGGCCTTTTACTTTTATTTAATTTGCTTAGTAGGAGTCGTAATCTCAATCTTCCTAATTGCTTTTCCTTCAGCAGTTGGAATATCAAGAGTTAAGAGTCCTTTGTCTAAAGCCGCCTTTAATTGTGATAGATCAAACTTAGTAGATATTTTCCAAGTCAAATCAAAACTTGACTTTTTAATACCTCTATAAATAGCAGACTCTTCATCAAATGATTGTGGCTTTTCGTACTTAATACGAAGTTGATCGCCATCAATTTGAACAGCGATGTCTTTTGAGTCTAAACCTACTGCGGCTACTTCAAATTTAATGCCGTCAGGCGTCTCGTAAATGTCTACTGGATGTGTTACTTTCTG